TCATTACCTGAAGGTTTTATGGATGATGGACAAATTGAGCGAGCAAGAGCTACTGTTCACTCAGGTATCTTTCAGATGGAGTATGGGGCCTGTTTCACAACAGATAGTCAAGGTTTTTTCAAGAGATCTTTAATTGAAAACTGTATAGCTTCAGAAGAAAATAATATAAAAGTAACTGAAAGCAATATTCATGATTTTTATAGGTCTAAAGCATCTGAGTTGTACAAGATTAAACGTGGAATAATATCAGATGCTATTATAATGAATAATTCTATAATAAATGATGAAAGAATGGACATTGTTGATTCTGCTGAAAAAGAATTGTTTAATATAAAAGATATATCTAGAAGTATAAGTGAATTGTCTAAAAAATTAGGCAGTACTAAAGAAGTAGGTAGCACTATTGATACAATAGCACAACGCTCCATTGAAAATGAGCAACCTAATGTTGAATTATTTATGAGATCTTTAAAGTCTGAATTAGGTGAAGAAGCAATTAAAGGTCAAGAATCTAAATTACGTGGATGGTTTAGAACTAGAATGCAAAAACCACAAAACATGGATCTTGTTACTTTAAATGTAGATGGTAAAAATTCAGAGTATCGTGTTATTACTTCAGAGAAAGTAGGAGAAGTTTCCATAGGAGAAAAGTTTGATATTATGCCAGCTACTTATTTAGTACCTGAAGCTCAATTTCAACTTATGTCTTATGTTGTTAAAGAAGCATGGAATCCTGCAACTAGAAACTTAGAACCTAAAGCTTATAAAATAATGGAGCAAAGGTTAGAGAAAGGTGAAATAGTATATGAGTTAAATCAAAAAGACCTTAGTTTGTTACAAAGCTCTTTAGCAGAGAACAATAGATATATTGTTCATGGTGTTAAAGATAAAGATTATGTAATGACAAGTAGATTTAGAGATGAAAATATAACACTTGAAAATACATTTGACATTTTATCTAATGTAGAAACAAGAGAAAATATAGAAGCAACTTATAAAAGGTCTTTAGCAAAAGAGAAAGAATTATTTGGAGACACTCCAGCAGTAGAAAGGTTACATGAAAGAAAATGGATTTCTAACATGGTTAATATGGCTGAGATGAATAATTTACCAATAGAAAAAGCTTGGGCAATTATAGACCCGAATGCTAACTATGGCAAAAGCGTAGCTGATTTAAATAAAAGAATGTCTCTATTTACTAATAGAATGACTCCTATGGTTAAGCAAAGCTTTGAAAACGTAGACGGTATGCCTAATGGTGAAAAGTTTAATCTTATTGTTATAAATGACGTAGGATTAAAATCAGACACAGATGGTATGATACAGTTTCGTTCTGATTTTATAGATGCACAAAGCAATGCAATGGGTAGAAATGCTAAAGTTACAGGTCACAATAAACCAGTTATTGCTGCTAAAACAGACAAAGGTTTTTTTGCTACTAAGTCAAATGGACAAGAAGCATTTCCTGCTCTTAATGAATGGATGAAAGCTAATAACATACATGCTGTAGTATATGAAAGTTCTGCTAAACTTAGAGGCGAAAATCAATTAAGTAGTTTGAAGTACGAAAAAGGTAAATATAAATCAGACAATTTAAATGTATTAGAAATTCCTATTAATACATTACAGGTAAGTTCTGGTACATATGAAAATACTTTTAAAGATACCAAAGGAGCTTTTTTACCTATACAATTCTGGGGGCAAGCTAATAACCAACAAGCGCAAGGTTATTCTAAAGAATACATAGAAACTGTTTTAAAACCTTCCCTTGAAGGTACGCAAGTTGGTAGAGAAATTGTTAAAGACTTTCAAAAAACTAATGATATTGATGCGTTTGCTGCTAAATACAAAGATAAAAATTTAAGACTAGAAGAATTACCTTTTGAATTTGTTATAGATACTTTATTAAATAAAGCTGATACTCCTATGGGTAAGCTTATATCTGATAGATTAATGAGATTAGAAATGGAAGGCAAGTTAGATAAAACTATGCATGAATCATTTGAATTTGATTCAGATTCTGCTTTTTCTCAATTTCATGAAAGCAATAGAATATTAGCTGAAGCGTTGCGTGATACATTTGTCGCTAAGCATAGTATGACTTTTAATAAGAAAAATTATTTCAATGCGTTACGCAAATATGTATTAAAAACATTTGCCAATCCACATATTGAAACAGGTGGTAAATCTATTTTGAAAGGATTTACTCAGGATATGTTAAACTATGCTGAAATAGATCCTAATTATGTAAAAGAAGTAAAGCAAAAAGCTAAAAAGCAAAACATAAAAGATTACAAATCTTTATTATTGCAAGAAGGAGATATTTATCTTGACAACGGTTTTCGCAAAATGCCTGTGGTATTGTTCGGTGAACGATACACTCTTGGCAAAGTTTGGGACATGTATACTGGGAAAGCAACCATGCCTGAAGGTGTTAAAAAACCGACTCAAAAAGAATGGGATCAGGTTTTTACAATGCTTGCTATTCGCACTCCTGCTGATTCTATCTCTGGAACACGTGCATTGCGTTTTAGAGGATTTACGAATCAAAAAGGAACTGGATCTTTTACCCACGATAAGGACAATGCCTACCTCGGTGGAGCCGACAAAGATATTGATAGTATAAAAATATTTCAAGGTATGTCTAAAGACCTTATAAAGCATTATAATAAAAATGCTAATGAAAGAAAGCATTGGGAAAAAAATAGATATGGACAAAAATTAGATGAATTGTTTCAAGCTTCTACACCTGAAGTAACTGTAAAAGATTTTATGGAAAATAAAACAATGATGTTTTCTCCGTCTTTTAGATTTGAAGTAGCTAGAAATTCTAGTACTGGCAAGGAAGGGTTAGGTTATGGACTATCTGCTAAAGTTTCCATGCAAAATATGTATGATTATATTAAAGCTAATGGTGGAGTAATAGAGTATCAAGATGGTAGAAACAATTGGAAGAAGATAAAAATTAGACTAAAAGAAAACTCTCCTTACGAAGGTGTAGATGCCCATAGGTTTTTTTTAGATTTAGGAACTAAGATTGTTAATGTATCTGCAGATGCAAGTAATGACCCTAATCTTATAGGTTATAATAAGTATAGGGACATGTTGTTTAATTCTATTTTTGAAGTAGATGGTGGTAAAATTAGAAAGTACAGTGATTTTACTCAAAGTATAAAAAATACACCTTTAGAAGCTATAAGAGATGCTGGTAATAATATTAAACCACATCAAAAATTATACGATGAAGCAGGCAACTTTTATTCTCCTAGTGTATTTGAAGTATTAGAAAGTGTTTCAAGGGTTAATAAATTATTAGAAAAAGAAAAGGGTATTGATATACTGACTGCTCAATTAAATAAATTAATGCAAGAACAAGGGTTTGATGTAGAGAATTATAAATTTAAAGATTTGCAAAATGTTCAAGCTAAGTTAGCTGATTACATGATAAGTACAAAAGGTCTTTTAAGATGGGATTATGCTACTAGAAAATTAGTATATCGAGATCAAAAAACAGAAAAGCAGCTTGGTGATTTTTTTAAAATCATAGCTGAAGAATTATCATTTGCTAAGCAAGAAGAAATTCAAAGACTTTTTTCTTTAAAAGGTTTACAATATGACTCTAATGGAAATCCTTTTTATGGCCCAGATAGAGCTTTAGAATATATTGGCAAAGAGCTGGGGCAAATTGCTACAATGGAATTATTAACAGATCAATATGTTAAAATGCATAATGAAATTACCAAGCAGGGTCGTTCTGTAAATGTAGTAAAAGAATTGATTCCTAAGATAAAAACAAGAGCATATAAAGTAAAAGAATTAGCCGATAAATTAGGTCAGGATAAAGCTAGAGATAATGTAACTAATGCAGAACTTGATGCATTAATACATACTACTCGTAAAGGTTTAGCTGAATTAGAAGTAAAGCAAAAATTACCTGAAGGTATGTTGCAAGATTATTTTCATTATTGGTTATTAAGTCCCATTAAAGCTTTAACTCCGAAAGGCAAGAATCAACCTCAATATTTTAAGTCTATTCATGCCTCTAACATGATTCCAATGCAAGCTAAAAGAAATTTTTATAAGCAATTGGATACTATATACGATAGAGTTAAAGCAGAAAAAGGTTTATTAAAAATAAAAGAAGCTGATGTTAAGGAAGTTCTTAAAGAGTCTCCTTTAGTTAAAGAGCGTAAGGTTTCTAATAATATAAATGATGCTATATTAAATAAAGAATTAGAAGGTTTGGCATTGTTTGAATCAGATGTTCGTGAAATTAGAAAATTCCAAGAAACATTAAAAAACAATGCTATGATGTCTAGAGATTTTAATGAATGGTATACTGGTTTTACTACAAACGTTTTAAACAATCCTAAAGATGCTACTACAATGAATATGAGAGACATTAAGCTTGTTAATAGATATATAGACAGTTTAAATAGCACTAAGGATATGGAATTAAAACTTGCTCAATTCTATCAACATCCTCTTACTGTTGATGAAGTAATGCAAGCTAAAGGTTTGTTTGGTGGTTATCATAAAATATTAAATGTACCAGTTAAAACAAGTAAGGGTACTGTTAGGCGTGATGTAAAAGTTATTATGTCTCCTGTTGGTAACATAGCTAACTATTTTAAAAAGATGGAAGCCAGTATGAATTTATATCAAGGCAGAATGAATTTAGAAACTACTAAATTAGATTCTATTATGAATACTCTTTCTGCATCTGAAAGAAAATTATACATGGAAAATCTTTTTAATTACAGAGAAGGTATGGATAAGAAAGGCGTTTCTTTTACTATTGATAATGTAGATAAAAAAATTAACATGAAGAAATTCATGGAACTTGATGCAGAGATGACAAAGTTCTGGAAGAAGATGGAGAACTCATGGCTTACCACAAAAGATATTGATGGTAATCGTTTTGATTGGGAAAAAATAGATAAGGATAAAGAGTACGGTAAAATAAATGAGTACATGAGATATGATAGAGATGGTAGATTTGATTTTAAACTGTTTCATGATAAAGTATTGAATGCTAGAAATCAATCACAAGACATCATCAGAAAAGTGGGGATAGAAGGAGTACTTAGGTATCAACACGAACAAGCTATAGAAAAATCTTTACGTATTGACAAGCCTAAGAACAAAAAAGAGTACCGAGAAAAGAAAAGGGCAGATAAACAGCCCAAGATATTTCAACCACGTGATTATAATAAATACATGCATCATTCTTTTAATAATGCTCCAGAAGGTTTACTTGTAGAACAAGCTGAATACATTGCTAGTCTACCTAAAGAACAACGTGAAGCTGCAGCTAGGTTAATGCAATCCGATAATCAATTTATAAATGCAAATGAAGTATTAAGCATTGACCCTAATGCTTCTATGAAAACAACATCTGATCCAAATTTTACAAATCTTCGTGCAAATGTTTTTGAAACTCAAGGCAAAATGCCCTATAAAAGGTCATATGATGTTCTTATTGATTATCAGAATAATGTCATTAATGGTTATCACAGAAATTTGATGAAGTTAAAAGCTCAAAATGAAATAGACCTTATGATGAAAAACAATAAAGATTATAAACCAAGTAATCATGAGAAAAAGGTTTTTAGAAATTTGTATAAAGGTATAAAAGATGCTTCAGTTGAGTCTGGTGGAATACCTAATGAATTTAGATATAAGAATTATTTAGATGTTTGGGCTGATTATGTAAGACTTTATGCAAGAGATTCTTTAGGTCATCAGTCTTTTTTAAGTGAAAGAATGTCTACTCCACAAGGTAGAAAGTTACTTCATCTAAATAAAAAGAATTTATACTATGGTACATCAGACCAAGCTATCATAAATAAAATGGAAAAGTTGTATCAAAGCAAATTAGGAAAGGAAAGAAGCATACCTTTCTTTAATAATAAAGCAATACCTAAAGATCCTGTAGCTAGAAAGGAGTATTTTAGCCGTAAAATCCACAATCTCGGAAGAATGGAGGCTCAGTATGAGTTATTAACTTTACTGGCAAATACGGGCACATGGACAACAAATATATTTGGTGGTGCTACAATGACTGTAGGTAGTGCTGGTGCTAAGAATTATGCTAATTCTTTTAATAATAAACGTGTTTATGATGTTTTATTAAGCGATGCTAAAGGTAATGCAGTATTAAAGCTATTAGATGGCACAAAAGTTACTAATAGAAAAGAACTATTAAAGTTTTTAGAAGAACGTGGTGTTATTGACAACTTTATTAAAAATGAATTTGAATACAATGAAACATTGTCCAGCAATTTAAAAAAAGCTGGTGTAAATATTAAAGATTTTCAGCGAGACATAATTAAAGCTGCTAAAAGTAAAAAAGGCAATCGTGATGAAAATGTAATGGATGTTGCTAATCGTTATGGCGTTAAAGATATTATGTTAAAATATGGTGGTTTTTTAATGAAGCAATCTGAACGAGTTAATCGTTTGAATGCTTTTATAGCTCATGGTTTGCAAGCCGTAGAAAGTTTTAAAGGAGCTGGTAAAGATTTATCTTTAGCTGACCAATATGTATTTGAAAGAGCTGAGCGTGGTATAGAAATGACGCAGTTTTTATATCAAAATGCTCATAGACCTGCATTTATGAGAACTTCTATGGGTAAAGTTTTAGGCAGGTTTAAGTTATTTGTATTTAATAGTATTAGAATGCGTAAAGAATTTTATAGGCAAGCAAAATTAAATGGTTTTAAAGAGGGTAGTGAATCTTACGAAAGATTTAAAGATACATTTGCCATAGACATGATGATGTATGCTTTAGGAAGTGCATTCATGTTTAGTTTGTTTGACACTACATTGCCTCCTCCTTGGGACTGGGTACAAGCTTTGGCTGATTATACCTTTGGTGATAAAAGAGAAAAAGAAATGGCTTTTTTTGGTTCAAAGCTTGGCCCACTTAATGTACTAAAACCTCCTATTGCTAGAATACCAGAGGCTTTTGGAGAGTTATTAACTGGGCAGTACGAAGATTTTACAAATTATACTGTATATACAATGTTTCCATTTGGTCGTGGAGTCAGACAAATAAAGCAATTAACTGACGATAGACCTTATAGAGGGCTTGAAAGAGCACCTGAGATACTCTTTAGGATTCCTTACAATAAAATGAAAAGTAGGATAGAAAGAGCAAAAAGACAACAAATGGAAATGGAAGATATACAAGAGTACTTAGGCGAATAAAAAAAAAGATAGGACTAATGCCCTATCTCTTCTTTATTAACTCTTTTACTTCTTTAAATTTATTATTCATATACCATCTCATTAAATAATGATATATGATAAATAGTATTGCTGTATAAACTAAACTAAATACATCAAAACCATTTTGTTGTAATGACTCTAGCCAAAATTTCATACATAACTCCTTTTTGGTTCTTTTGTTGAACGCATGTCGCATTTTGGACATTGCTTAATTTGTTTTCCATATGTTGGGAAATTTTCATAATAAAGATATACGGTCAAACCTCTTGACCTATTAGAAACTGAAGTAGTTGCATCTCTATCTTTTTCCCAGCATATGCCACAAGTAGGACATGCTTTTATGTTTTTATCTGCTCTTTTAGCATCTGCTTTTGTTCCATCGAATCCTTTTAATGTAGGTTCTTTTTTTATATTAAACAAAACATCTGTTGATTCGCATTTTTCACAAATGCCATTTTTATTCATTGTTGGTGTATCACATTCATGACACATAAAAGGTGTAGGCATCTTTTTCTCCTTTTCATAGGGGGAGCAAGCGCCAACCTATCTCCCCCTATTATTTGTCATCCTCTTTCTCTTCAAATCATCTTTTCCTATGGAAAATCCAATGTTCAGACAAAGAGATTTATCCTGCTAACATCTTAAAGATGTTCAACAAGTCTTTGTATTTTATAACAACCAATGCTTCTTTACGGTCTTCTTTTAGTATTTGTCCGAATACATGTTCACATGGTTTTAAATAGTCAGCTATGGATTTACGACCTTTAACCTGAAATTTCATAGGATTAAGGTTTTCCATGTTATTGCATTCTATAATCATGTCTACTTCTTCATGCCAACCTAGTGATCTGCCATCAGATCCCCAAGCACGTTTAGATACAAATCCGTAATCTTTAGCAAGGTTTACACATTCTCTTTCTATTCTATTACCTTTTTGTTTTGGTGCTTTGCCACTCATTCTTCCTCCTTAACATCACAATGTTCTTTGCATTTAGTGCATATTGGTGTCTCAATTGATATGAATATTGGTGCATCACAGCAATCGCTAACCATTATTCTTCTTCCTCTGAATGTATTGTTTTAATTTCGTGAAAAGTTGGCAAGCCTAACAATTTCCATATTTCATCTAAATAGTATTTACCATCTGATGACATTCTTTGCCTGTCAACATGTTCTAAATCAGCTAAATGTTGTATTAACTGTTTAGTTTTATCGCTTGCTACGTTTAGTGTTACTTTTTTCATAATAACCACCTTTTCTTAATTGTAAATGATGTGAATATTTCTAACTTAGTTATTCCAATACTAACCTGTATACTGTCTCCTCCTAGTGTAGAATATCCAACTGACATCATAATTGTTTTAAATAGTATCATTGTCCATGCTGTCCTTTCTTTGTCTTGGATCAATATCCTCGTCAACAAAGGAAATCCCAAGAGATTTGTTGTTCTTCCAGTTTTCATTAAAC